CCGCGACGCCTCGACTTTTTTTCGCTCGCCGCTCGGATTGAACGGTCATTCAATTGTCCAAGCTGACAAGTTTCCGCACGCATCTTGACCATCCAGCGTCTCGGTCATAGGTCAATCGGGCCGGGACGTTCGCGTGTCCATCCCGGTCCCACGCGGCGTGGGGACAGCAAGGCGCTACGTCGGGATGGGCTCGGCGTGGCGCCTTTGCTCAGTTCGGTGTACGCTCGCGTCATGCCGCGGGCGTCAGCCTGTCCCCTACCGGATGCGGCGTACTCTACGAGGGGACCATGCCGATCCGAGGGAAGCCCGCGAAGCCCAAGCAAGCGCGAGGCGCAGCACGCCAGGCGGACGAATACGTCGGCCTAGACACGATCGAGTACCTGCGACAGAGCTTGATGGACATGGAGCGCCTGGCGCAACAGGCCGAGTCCGTCGGGAGCTGGCAGGCCGCATACGGCGCGAAGCGCAGCGCCGTCGAGGTGCGGGAGCGCTTGGATGCCGCAATCGCGAAGGCCAGCCGGCCTGACGAGGGCATGTCCGAGGAGCAACTATTGGCGGCCATCACGACCGCGATCAACACCCTACCGCAGCAGCATTTGGACGCCGTGCGTTGGGCGCTGGATATGCGCGAGCATGGACCGCGCCTGGAAGTCGTGGAGGGCGGCGCGTGATGCAGGCTAGGCCATTGACGCTCGCGCAGGCAAACCAACTAGTGGAGCAGATGCACCGTCACCATAAACGGGTGCAGGGTCATAGGTTCTCGATCGCTGCCGTCAAGGATGATCGCGTCATCGGAGCGGTCATCGTTGGGCGTCCGGTTGCTAGAGCTGTCGATCAGTATGCGGTCGCTGAGGTCACGCGCCTAGTGACCGATGGGACACCGAATGCCTGTTCGTTTTTGTATTCACGAGCTGCGCAAGCCGCGCGCGCGATGGGTTTTTCCAAGATTCAAACCTACATTCTTGAGGACGAAAGCGGCATCACGCTAAAAGCGGCAGGCTGGACGCGGGAGTTGATGACGACTGAAGGTCATAGATGGACCAACCGCGACGACAGGAGATCGGATCAACCGACGTGCCGCAAGTGGCGCTGGGCTAAGGACCTGTCGGCATGAGCCTCGCTCTCGCGGCGTCTGGTCTGGTCACGCTGGCGAAGCGCGTCGAGCTGGACCCGCTGAGCTACTTTCGCCCGACGCCTCCGCAGCTCGCCTTTCTACGGTGCTCCTCGCCGGTCGCGATGCTAAGAGCAGGCAACCAGCTAGGCAAAACCTGGGCCGGCGTGGCGGACTGTCTCTACCGCGCCTTGGGCGATCACCCGTACCAGATCGTCCAGGCTCCTCCGCAGGAGATCTGGATCGTCTGCGTGTCCTGGGAGCAGTCGCTTGCCATCCAGAAGAAGGTTTGGCAGCTAGTGCCCAAGCGCGAGTTGAAACCCGATTGCGTGTTCGTCGAGGGCAAGGGCTTTACGGGTCGCGTGCCGGTGGTCAGGTTTCGGAATGGATCCATTATCCGAATCAAGACCGGCAATCAGGGTGCGATTGGGCTCGCTGGCGCGACCATCTCTCACGTCCTTATGGACGAGGTACCTCCCGCGGAGGTCTGGTCGGAGCTGGCTGCACGCGTCCTGCGACAGCGCGGGAAGCTCCGGCTCACGCTTACGCCGGTTGGCCGGCCTGCCGAATGGCTCAAGGAGCTGGTCGATCGAGGCGAGGTCGTCGACCTGCACTATGGGCTATCCGAGGACAACCTCACACCGTGGGGCGGTAGACCCCTACTGAGGGCCGACGAGATCGCGCGGCTGGAGAACCAGTATCTCCCGCAGGAGCGCCGGCAGCGCATCCACGGCGATTGGTCCGCAGGGTTCTCTGAGGGTCGCGTGTTCGCTGGGTTTGATGACGTCAAGCACGTCACGACGGATCTCCCGGCGGGCGAGGTCATGATTGGGATCGGGATCGACCATGGATCCACCGAGGGATCCCAGGTGGCGACCCTTTGCGCCGTCGACCGCACCGGCGGGCATGAAGGAAACCCGCGGTTCTGGATTCTCGATCAGGCGATCTCGTCCGGTCTCACGACTCCCGAACAGGACGCGCACGACATTCTCGCCATGCTTAAGCGGAACGGTCTGACCGTCGAGAGCGTCGACCGCTGGGTCGGAGACCGCAAGCACGGCGGGCGAACGTGGGGCGGCAAGAAGTCCAACGCGCTGCTGATGCAGGGCTTTGAGCGCGTGCTGAAACTGCCGATCGGGTCGCTGCCGTTTCGCATCTCGACGGCATGGAAGCCGCGCGGGTCGGTTTTTGAGGGTGCCCGCATCCTTCATGCGGCCATGCTGCGGCCAGAGGACTTCCACATTCACCCGCGCTGCAAGGCGTTGATCGATGATCTCCGGCATTGGTGCGGAGATGACGACGAGCACAAGCACGGGATCGACTCCCTGCGTTACGGCGCGGTTGAGCTGGTCACGCGTCGGCTGTATGTGCCGCAGGCAATCCGGATGCGATGATGTATGATAGCCTCCGACCGGGTGAACCATGATCTACGAGAACCTACCTCCCGTTCCGAAAGACCCGCTCGAGGCGAAGCGATGGGAGCACACGCGCCTGCGGCGTCGTCTGCTCGAGGGGACGTGGGAACAGGATCTCGTAGACCGGCTGGAGATCATGCTTGGAACCGTTCGCCGCCAGGCGTGGGGTATTCCCGATCTCAGCTCCAACCCGTTCCGGATCATCTGCCGGGAGATGAGTGCGCTGTATGTCTCGCCTCCCGACGTGCGCCACTACAGCGCCGGCCCAGGCTCCGAGCCGGGCATCGGAGATCCCGCCGAGGATCTGATCAAGAAGATCGACGACAGCGGACTTTGGCCGGCGATGCAGCGCCACCAGGAGCGCGTGATCGGGTGCCGCGAATACTGGATCCGCGTACACGTCGACGGAGAGGGCCGAATCAGCTACCGTCCGATCCCGCCTGACATGACGCTCGCGTGGGCGCACGCCGACCGACCGGGCTACCCCGTCGAGGTCTGGGAGCTCCGACTGCGTCGGGCGCTCGACGGCAAGGCGACGGTCTGGACCTGGGACGTGCTGGACGTCAGCGATCCGGCCTCGCCTAGCTACCGGGTCCATCTCGTTGAGGCCAACGGCACGCTCGGGACTGACGTCACTGCGGCGTACCTGGGGGCTGACTACAGCGGCGCCGCGTACCCGTACCGACGCGCGGACGGGACGCCGGTCCTGCCCTATGTGCTCTACCATGCCCAGATCACCGGCGACCGGATGTTTGACCCCTACGAGAACCGCGAAGTGGTCGAGGGGTCGTTGAACCTGGCCGTGCACTACTGCCATCTGAGCCACATCATCAAGGATGCTTCGTGGCCTCAGCGGTACGTCGTCGGCGCGGAGCCGGTCGGCGCGACCATCGAAGGCAGCATCCGAGGACAGCGGTTCGAGATCGTCACCGACTCCGCGACGGTGCTTGCGCTGCGTGCGACGGACGAGCAACAGCCGCTCGTTGGTCAATGGAATCCCGGCGGGAACCCGGTCGAGCTGGAGCAGGTCATCGCAGCGCTGGCAAACCGTCTCGCGCAGGATGCCGGCGTCTCGCCGGCTGACATTCAGCGCATGGGCGGAACCGCACGCTCTGGCTACGCGATCGCTCTGTCCAACGAGGGCAAGCGGGACGCGCAGCGCCGCTACGCCGCGTCGTTCCGCGAGGCAGACGAACGGCTTGTCATGACAACTGCGATCCTGATGAACCGGGCCACCGGAAGCGACTACCCTGAGAGCGGGTACAGCGTCAGCTACCGCGCGATCCCGCTCAGCGGGCAGGAGATGGAGGCCCGCAGGCGTCACGCGCTCGAGATGCTGGAAGCGGGGCTTCTGTCCCGCGTCGAGGCCGTCCGCCTGTTTGACGACTCCATGTCCGAGCAGGACGCGGTCGCCGTGCTGGCCGAGATCGACATGCTCAACGGTCGCCGCATTGACGACGCCGACGAGGAGACCGAGGAGACGCCGGGACACGAAGGCATGGAATCGCCGCAGCTCGAGGCACAAGAGGAGCGCGCCGAGGATGAGCAGGACTCCGAGGAGGAGCAGGACTCCGAGGTCGAGACTGCGGACACTGGCATCGCGGCAGCTGCCGTCGAGGCGGGCCAGCCAGCGTCCGCGGTTGCGCTCAACGGCGCGCAGGTTCAAGCCGCGCAGGGGATCATCCTCGCGGTGGCCGCCGGACAGCTCCCGCGCGAAACCGGCGTGCAAATGCTGGTTCAGTTCTTCAACATCCCAGCGGACCAAGCGGATACCCTCATGGGCCAAGTTGGCGCGTCATTCACGCCGCCGGCTCCGGTTGCTACGACGGAGGGATGACCGGTGCCGGTCGTCTCCGAACGTCAGCGCAGGTACCTAGGAGCAGTCCATCCGGACGTGCTGCGGGCGTTCCAGCGTGACGCGGAGGCGCTGGGCTTCAAGCCTCCACCGGAGGTCGCCCGCATCGCAAAGCGCGGGCTCGCGTTGCGCCGTGAGTACGGACGAGGCGGGACGCTGATCGGTGCGCGCCGCGCGTCTCAGCTCGCGAACCGTTCGGTTCTATCCGTCGAGACGGTGCGCCGCATGAAGGCCTATTTCGACCGGCATGAGAAGGACTTAGACGCACCGGCTGCAAAGCGCGGGCATCCCGGTTACCCTAGTGCTGGTCTCATCGCCTGGTACCTCTGGGGAGGTACTGCGGGGCGTCGGTACGCCGAACGCATCCTGCGGGTCTACGAGCAGACGAAGCAGGAGAAGGAATGAGCGACGAGATCGCAGTAGGCGCGAGCCTCGACGGTGACACCGGCTCGCGTGCGGAAGATCGGATCCGGTCTCTGACGCAGGAGCGAAAGGCGCTTCGCGCTCAGCTTGAGGAGGCGCAAGCGCGCCTCGCGGAAGCCGCCGAGCTGGGCAAGCAGGTTGAGACCTACAAGTCTCAGCTCAGCGAATGGGAGACCAAGCACACGACCGCCGAGCAGACGTGGAAGGTCGAGCGCGAGCTGTTCGCGCGTGGCATCACCGACGCCGAGGGGATCGAGTTCGTCCGCATGGCCTATGACCGGCTCCCAAAGGACAACCGTCCAGAACTTGGCGCGTGGCTCGAGGGCGTGGACGCGCTGCCCAAGGCAGTCCGCGCATACCTTCCGAGCCAGCCGGCATCGGTCTCCCCCGGCAGCACCAGCACGGGACCGCAGGCGATCACTCCTCCACCGGCGAACGCCGGCGCGAAGGCTCCAAGCGTTGGCGTCGGTGCGCCGTCCGCGTTCTCGCCGGAGGCTATTAGCCGCATGTCGCCGGCTGAGTACCGCGCGCACCGTGAGGCCATCATGGCGGGCATCCGCGGTTGACATTTTGGCACGGTGCTTCTAGGGTAGCGGTACCCGCCGGGTCGAGCCCCGTAACAGCGATGCCGGGTTGATCACCAACCACTACCCGTTCGCACGAGGTGTCCAATGGCTAACGAAGTTCTCTTTGCCGACCTTTCCGGTTCGGCCCGTCTCGCCGCCGTTCTCCACCAGGAGATCGTTCTCAAGCTCGCTGACCGCGCGAGCCTGCACATGCATCCGTCCATCCTGCGTCTCGGCAACGTCGCGGGCCGCGGCTCCTCGACGGTTCAGATCCCGGTCGTCGGCCTGGATGGCTCGGACATCATGTCGAGCGTCGCGGACGGCTCCGCGGTCTCCAACACCGCGCTGACCGAGTCCGGCGTCAACGTGACCGTGGCGCGTCACGCGCTCCAGTATTCGATCTCGGACCTCGCGAACCTCACGGACAGCGTCGGGCTGAACGTGCAGCGCCTGGCCGAGAGCATGGTCGGCTCGACGCTCATGACGTTCCAGAGCCTGCTCTGCAACGTGATCGACGACTTCACGACCGTCGTTGGTACCAGCGGCGTCGACATGAGCGTGGATGACTTCTACTCCGCGCAGTTCGCGCTCACGCTTCAGAGCGTGGCGGGTCCGTACATCTGCATCCTTCACCCGCGTCAGCTTGCCGACTTCCAGGCGAGCCTCCGCGCCGAGGCGGGTCCGTCGCAGTTCGTGCCGGCCACGCAGGAGATGCTCAACATCAAGGGCCAGGGCTTCGCCGGCATGTTCAACGGCGTGGACATCTTCGTGTCCTCCAAGGTTGTCAGCGCCAATGCCGGTGCCGACCGTGCCGGCGCGATGTTTGGCTACGGCGCGGTGGCGATGGTTGAGGGTTCGCCCTACGCCATCACGGGCGCGGGTGGCATCGTTCAGCCGGCGGGTACCCCGCTTGTGGTCGAGTTTGAGCGTGACGCTTCGTCCGCTCTGACGAAGATCGTTGGAAACTACTACTGCGGAACGGCCAAGGTGCAGGATTCCATGGGCGTTTCTATCATCACGGACCTGTAAGAAGGTCATCAACCGGGAGAGAACGTGGCAGCCAGGCTCACCAGCGACAGCAACACCGGATTCGGAGGGCGCCCAGCGTCCCCGCCGGCGACCCATTCGGCAAAGCTCGGCATGGATGCCGACCCGCCGTTCTGGTACATCGCCCATCCGAACCGGTGGCAGTTCCTGGACGGAGAATGGCTGCCCGTTCTCTCCCGTCTCTCTCAGCGCCCCGGCGCTAAGAACGTCACGAAGGACGGCGATACCGCGCACGCCGAGACGCTGCTCCGCAAGGGCGGATGGTCCATCATCCCGTGGGACGCGGTGGAAGGTGGCTACGTGACGGTCTACGACGGTCGCAACGGCCCGGTGCATCTGTCCCGCTGGGAGACCCCGCGGCAGGTCGGAACCCAGGTCGTCATGACGACCGATCAGGACGGCTATCGCGCGTTCCTGCGTGGGCTGGTAGCGGACGGCTACGTCGCGCCGATGGACCCGATGGTGGCTGAAGCCATGATCGAGAGTCAGCGTCAGCGCGTCGAGAACAACGCAAACCGGCTCCATGAGCCGACCGTTCGCGCGCGCTATGAGCGTGATCTTGCGAAGCTGACGGCGATGGAAGCTGCTCTCAAGAACCCTCCGGCGGTTGAGCCCGCAAAGCGAGGGCGCCGTGGCTGAAGAATCCAAGGTGCGCGATGCGCGCGAGAAGTTCCAACACCAGCTCGAGAAGGGCGGGATGCGTCCGCAAGATGCCGAGCGCAAGTCGCGCGAGGTTGTGGTACGCTGGGATCGTCAAGTGAACAACCGCGGGCGTTAGCCCGTATCGGAGGATCCGATGGCTGTGAAGGTTTCTGAAAATCGTCGTGCGGGTATGGCCCTTGTGGGTCTGGTCATCAAGGGCAATCCGGGCGGGAGCTTGACCGCGAGCCCGACGATCACGACCGGCGTCGGCGTTCCGTCCGCGTCCGAGCCGAACGGCTCGATCTATATGCGTGTTGACGGCACCGCCGGAAACACGATCTACGCGCGTGCGGCTGGCGCCTGGTCGGCTCTGGCCTAAGCGGTGAGCGCGAGCGACACGCTATACGCGGCTCGTTTCATCGTCCCCGAGACGCTGGAGCGAGGCCGCAACAACACGATCCGCTGTCCGGTTTTCCGGTTCGGCGGATTGGTTGCGCCGATCTCCGGATCCGTTCGCGTGCAGCGTGACGACGGATCCCAGGTTGTGGTGCTACCGGTCTCGGTAATCGGGAATGTCGCAACAGCGGTAGTCCAGGCATCTACGATCGCGTCGTTCGCGTTCTCTGACGGGTGGCTCTTTGAGTGGACGTTGACCATGCCAGATGGCGTGGCGCACACGTTCCGCACGGATGGATCGCTGGTCCGGCGTTCGCTCTACCCGGTCGTGACCGACGCCGACCTATTGAGGCGTCACCGCGATCTAGGGCAGTTGCGCGAGGCCGGCGTCACGTCAGAGCAGGATTACCTAGATGAAGCCTGGGCGATCATTACCAATCGGTTGATCGCGACCGGTAAACGCCCGTGGCTAGTCATGTCTCCGTCGGCGTTCCGCGAGGTTCACGCCTGTTTGACGCTCCATCTGTTGTTCAACGACTACGCGACCAGCGCCGGAGATGGGCGCTACCAGCAGCTCGCGGAGCAGTACGGGCGACAGTACGAGGAGGCGTGGGGCCGGCTCACGTTCGCGTACGACGAGAACGACGAGAACCGGCCAGATCCGAACCGCCGGCAGGCGGGCACTCCGACGTGGTGGCTCGCTAGTCGCGGGTCGAATCCGTGGTACCAACAGTGAGCACCGTCAGCCGCGCCCAGCTCCG